GTTCACGTTAAGTTCACGTCCGGTTCACGTTTTGCCGGTGCCGTCAAAACACCCGGCGGCGATCTTGTTGAGGTCAACAAAATCGGGCAGAACCATCTTGCCGAGGGCGGCAAAAAGGTGCTATGTCATAAACTGTTTACATTTGAAAGCCCGTACCGGCGAAAGATAAGACGTTTTAAGACGGTTTTGGTGGTATAATTGGTACAGTGGAATTATGCGAGAGACCCCATGGCGGAAGCGCCGAGGGGTCTTTTTCATACCCTGCTGCTTACAATCTGTAAGCGACCCGAAGAAAAGCCGCTGGACCGGCGGCGATGCTGAATGCTCTGTCTGGATGATTTGCCAGGCGGGGCATTTTTTATTGGAGGAAAACGGAATGGCAAGGCGAAGCGATGAGCGCGATGCCGCCCGCGCTGAGTATGCCGCCCGGATGGAGAAGGACGGAGAAGTGAATCTCCGGCAGCTGGCGGATGATCTCCATCTTAAATACGATACAGTCCGCCGCTGGAAAGCAAAGGACGGGTGGGAACGGCCCGCGCCCCGGAAGCCCGGCGGTCAACCGGGAAACAAAAACGCCGTGGGCAACCCCGGCGGCGGGGCACCGGTGGGCAACCTGAACGCGGAAAAGGATGGAGCATACTCCACCATCTTCTTTGACAAGCTGACTGAGGAAGAAAAACGGATCGTAGAGGACGCACCCCGGAACAGCACCGACCTGACCTCCCACGAGATCGGTGTACTGCTGCTCCGGGAAAAGTACATTCTGGACAAGATCAAGGAATACCAGCAGCTGCCGCCTGACCAGCTGATAACGTCCAGTGTTACCGATATGCGTGTGCCCGGCGGACGCGGCAAGCGGAAGCGGGACGGCGCGAATCAGCGAATCGGTATGTACCAGAAGGAGACCCCAGCGCAGCGCATCTTGCAGTTGCAGGAAGCGCTGAACAAGATCCATGGGCGCATCCTGTCGGCGGCAGCCCAGATGCAGAAGAACGAGATGGACAAACTGCATCTGGAAACCGAACAGCAACGGCTTGACCTGCTGCGGATCCGGGCAACCGGAGAGATACCCGACAAGGACGGTGACGAGGATGCCCCTGTATACGAGTAAGGCTGTCGGCGAATGGCTGGGCATCACTGACCGGCAGGTGCGGAACCTGCGGGATCAGGGCGTATTGTCCGAAGTCCGCCCCGGTGTCTTTGACATGAAGGTCTGCGTCCGGCAATACCTAAAATTCAAGATCGGCGACAAAGACGACCAAGCCCGCCTTGTGGCTGCCCGCGCCGAGCGGGAAGAGACACGCGGCAAGATCGAGAAAATGCGGATGGAGGAAGCCCAAGGCGACCTGCACCGCACCGAGGAAGTAGAACACGCCCTCAAAACCATCTTTGCCAATTTCAAGAACCGGCTGGAAACCATCCCGACCAAGTACGCAAGCACCATGGCGCAGCTGACCGACCCGGCGGAAGCACACGATATTCTGCAAAAGGCCGTGCAGGAAGCGCTTGTGGAACTGAGCGACCCGGAAATCGCGCTGGCAGCACCGGAGGAGGAATCCGAAGATGAGCAGGAAGAATAAGTGTCGGCACTGTGTCTGGGGCACCCGGCTGAATGAGATCCAGCAGTTCTGCCCGTTCAAGAGCTGCGTCAAGAAAGGCGGCAGCGAACATGGCGATGATCCACCTGGAACCGCAGACGGCGGAGATGTTCAGCCGGGCACTGGGAGCGCTGAAACCGCCCCCAAACCTGACCCTTAGCCAGTGGGCGGACAACTACCGGCGCTTGTCAGCGGAAGCCTCTGCGGCGCAGGGGCGCTGGAACACGGACAATGCGCCGTTCCAGCGGGAGATCATGGATGCCATCGGAGATGTACATATCCGCAAGGTGGTAGCCATGATGTGTGCCCAGTCCGGCAAGACGGACGGCCTGATCCTGAACACCATCGGGTATTACATGAGTTACTACCCCGCCCCTATCATGATCGTGCAGCCCACGGTGAATCTGGGCGAAAGTTTCAGCAAAGACCGCTTGGCGACCATGATCCGGGACACGCCGGTGCTCCGTGGCCTTGTGGACAACAAGAGCCGCTATTCCGGTAACACGATCATGAAGAAAAACTTTGCCGGGGGACAGTTGACCATTGTTGGCGCAAATGCCCCGACAGACCTCCGCGGCCGCCCCATCAAGGTGCTGCTGGCGGACGAGGTGGACGCTTACAAGGCAAGCGCTGGCAAAGAGGGCGACCCGGTCATGCTGGCCGAGCAGCGCCAAACGACCTACTGGGATTACAAGACGGTGCTGGTATCCACCCCAACCACCAAAAACAATAGCCGCATTTTGGACGAGTTCAACGCATCCACACAAGAAGAGTGGACGGTGCCTTGCCCGAACTGCGGCTTTTATCAACCCTTTGTATGGGACAACATGGTATTCGACAAGGACAACTGGACGGCGGGCGGTGCGCAGTACCGTTGCGCCGAGTGCGGCTGTCTGGACAATGAATACCGCTGGAAGAAGAACAGCCTGAAAGGCAAATGGCACGCAGAGCACCCAGAGCGCCCCGTGCGGGGCTTCCACATGAACAAGATAGGTTCTACCCTTTGCGGGTGGGACAAGATCGTGGAGGACTTCATAGCGGCGGATATGGATGCGAAGCGCGGCGACTATGAAAAGATGCAGGTGTTCGTGAACACCGACCTTGGCTTGCCGTGGGAAGAGCCGGGCGAAACGGTGGAGGCAAACAACCTGCTGGATCGCCGCGAGTTCTACGAGGCCGAGGTGCCGGACGGCGTGGTGTACCTGACAGCCGGTGTCGATACGCAGGACAACCGCTTTGAGGTGGAAGTCGTGGGTTGGGGCATCGGCAAGGAAAGCTGGGGCATCCGGTATCAGCGCATCTACGGCGATTTGAAACGCGGGCAGGTCTGGGCAGATCTGGACGATTTCCTATCAAAGACCTGGAAAAAGAAAGACGGCGCGGAACTGTCCCTGCGGTGCGTCTGCATGGACAGCGGCGGCCACTTCCCGGATCAGGTCATCCGGTTCTGCAAAGAACGCGAGGAACGGCACATCTGGCCAATTAAAGGACGCGGTGGCATGGATGTGCCCTACCTGCGAAACCCCACGAAGAACAACCGCGTGGGCGGTGAACTGTTCACGCTGGGCGTTGATACCGGCAAAAACCACGTTCTTGCCCGACTGAAGGTGCTTATCAAAGGCCCGAACTACTGCCACTTTCCGGCGGCAGAGGATGCCGGGTATGACGAAAACTATTTCAAGATGCTTACTGCGGAGCACAAGGTCACGCGCTGGAAGTCTGGCCGCAAGGTGGAGCGGTGGGAACTGAAAGACCCGGCGCAGAAACGTAACGAAGCGTTTGACATTAGAAACTACGCAACGGCGGCGCTGGAGATCAGCAATCCCCCCGGTTTGGAGATCCCCGGCGAGGAAGCGCCCCGCCAGACCGCACCGCGCCAGTACCGCAGAAGAAGATCAGGAGGTATCTAAACAATGCCGATCATCTCAAAAGAAAACGCACAGCGGCACCTTGATATGTGGCTGGAAGCGGAAGCTGCTGTTTCGACAGGACAAAGCTACCAGATCGAACAGATGATGTTGACCCGTGCCAGCCTGAAACAGATCCGGGAAAGCATCATCTTCTGGGAAAAGAAAGTAGCCGAAGCGGAAGCGGAAGAAAAAGGCCGGGGCAGAAACCGGATCTATCACTTCTCGCCGCATGATGTGTAAGGACGGTGGACTACATGGCAAATATTCTGGATAAGGCCATTGCGGCGATCAGCCCTGAAAAAGGGTATCGCCGCGCTGTGGCACGCTCTGCGCTGGCTGTCATGAACAACGGCACCGGCTACGGGAACTACGGCGCAAGCCGCCTTTCCCGCGCTATGCGCAGCTGGCACGTTGGCGGCGGCAGCGCAAAAGAGGACATCGAGGACAATCTTGATATTCTGCGCAAGCGGAGCCGGGACGCTTACATGGGTATCCCTCTGGCAACGGGTGCCATCAAGACCCTGCGCACCAACGTGGTGGGCAGCGGCCTTGTGCCGACCCCGCAGGTGGATGCGGACTATCTGCATTTGAACGAGGAACAAGCGGACAGATTGCAGGCGCAGATCTCCCGCGAATTTGAACTTTGGGCAGACAGCACCCTTTGCGATGCTGCTGGCATGGATAACTTCTGGCGGTTGCAGACGCTGGCATTCACCAGCTTCCTGATGAACGGCGATGCGTTTGCGGCGGTACAGTTCAGCGAACATCCGCACTGGCCGTATGCTCTGCGGCTGCGCCTGATCGAAGCAGACCTGATTTGCAGCCCTGACCGGACGGACATAATGGCACCCTGCAAGATAGACGGGCATGATGTGTTCCAGATCGTGCAGGGCGTGGAAACGAACCGGGACGGCGCGGTGGTGGCGTACTGGATAGCAAGTCGGCATCCGCTGGCATACGACAGCACGGTGCCGCTGACATGGACGCGGGTGGAAGCCCGCGACCCAGAAACGGGAGAACCGAACATTTTGTGCGTCACACAGAGGGAGCGTGCCGGGCAGCGGCGCGGCGTGCCCTTGCTGGCCCCGGTGCTGCCCACGCTGAAACAGATGGGCAGATACACAGAAGCAGAGCTGGCGGCGGCTATCGTGGCATCGTCCATCACACTGTTTATCAAGCATGAAAACCCGACCAGTCAGGCACCGTTCGGCGAGGAACCGGCAGATAAGGCGGAGGACCCGAACACCCCGCCCGATGAACTGGGTATCGACCTTGCGCCGAGCGCGGTGTTCGACCTTGCACCGGGAGAGGATACGAGCGTATTCGACCCGAAGCACCCGACCACAACCTACGACGGCTTCATGACGGCCATGTCCAATCAGGTAGCGACCGGCGTAGAGATCCCTAGTGAGGTGCTTTACAAGAAATTCAGTTCCAACTACTCTGCAAGCCGCGGCGCACTAAATGAGTTCTGGCGCACCTGCGGTGTGCTGCGGGATAGCTTTGCAGCGGACTTCTGCCAGCCTGCCTACGAGAAATGGTTTGCCGAAGCAGTAGCCCGTGGGCGCATCAATGCGCCCGGCTTCTTTGACGACCCGGCTGTGGCGAAAGCCTACATGGGCTGCACATGGAATGGTCCGGCACGCACAAATCTGGACGCCAAGAAAGAAATCGAGGCGGCGATTCTGCGTGTTCAGCAGGGCATCAGCACCAATGAGCAGGAAACTGCCCAGATGACCGGCGGGAACTGGCGGGCAAACATGAGGCAGCGCAAAAGCGAAATGGAAAAAATGAAGGAGGTTGGTCTAAATGAGCAAACCTAATTCCCAGACGAACCAAAAGATGACGAATGATAAGTTCTGGCAGTTCCGCAATCTGGCTGACGATGACCAGAAAGCGGAACTGTTGCTTTACGGAGATATTTCCGAGCGCAGCTGGTGGGAAGATGCCGCGACCCCGAAACGGTTTGCGGATGACCTTGCCGCCCTGGGCGATGTGAAGGAAATCACCGTGTACATCAACTCCGGTGGTGGTGATGTGTTTGCAGCACAGGCCATTGGCAATATGCTGGAACGCAACGCGGCCACCGTGACCGCCCACATCGACGGCCTGTGCGCCAGCGCAGCAACCATTGTTGCCTGCCATGCAGACAAGGTGGTGGCAGCGGCAGACGGCAGCTACATGGTGCATCCGGTCAGCATGGGCGTCTGCGATTACCTGACCGCAGAAGATCTCAACAACTGCCTGAAGGCGCTGGAAACCATCCGCAGCAGCATCGTCACTCTGTACGCTAAGAAGTCCGGCAAGACCGAGGACGAATGCGCCAAGTGGATGGATGAAACAAACTGGTGGACGGCAACGGAAGCCAAGGAGAAAGGCTTTGTGGACGAGGTGGACGAAGCGAATGATTCTGTTGTGGAGAACCGCAACGGCATCCTGTTCGTCAACAGCATCAGCATGAACACCCCGTTCAACAAGGCACCGAACTTTGTCAGAAGCCGGGTAGTGGATAAGACCGCGGCCCAGCCTGAAAATACACCCCCGGCGGATCAGCCGGGGAACAAAACCCATGGGGAGGTAACACACATGGACATTAAGGACATCAAGACCGTGGATGATCTCCGCAAGGCGTGCCCGGATCTGGTAGCCAAGATCGAGAACGAAGCTATCACTGCCGAGCGCACCCGCATCCAGGAGATCGAGGACGCGACATTGCCCGGTGCAGAGGCCGAGGCCAACGAGGCGAAGTTTACGAAGCCTGTTGATTCGGCATCCTTTGCAAAGGCTATGATCGCCAACATGAAGGCAAAGCAGCAGAAGCAGAGCCAGGACTATCTGAACAAGGTAAAAGCCAACGCCCAGACTTCCGGCGCAAACAGCATCACCAATCCGCCGCCTGCAAACCCGGAGCCGGAGGACGCGGAAGCAAGCATCTTCATGAATGCCATCCGCAAGGCCAACGGCGTGAAGTAAGGAGGAAAGAACCATGAGTATGGATCTTGCAAGAAAAGACTTCAGCACCGCCCCGGAGTATTTCATCGCCGGTGCGGACATTGGCATTGCCAAGACCAGCAAGACCGCGAGCGAGGCGGTGGAGGCGCACGCCCCTGTCCTGATCGCTGACGGTAAGGTAAAGCCCATTGCGGCCCCGGCCAGCGCCGGCGCAGCAGTCCTGACCGGCCTGTACGGTATCACGGCTGACAGCGCCGAAGCGGACGAGGAAGTGCCGGTCTACCTGTCTGGCGAGTTCTTCGCCAATGGCCTGGTGCTGCCGAACAATGTGAGCGTAGCGGACGTTGAGATTCCCCTGCGCAACCTGGGCATTTTCCTGAAGTGATAGGAGGAAACAACTATGGCAAATGAAATCAACATCTACGAGCCGCGGTATCTGGCCGAGGCCGTGCGTACCGCGCCCCCGATCCGCACTTTTCTGCTCAACCGCTTCTTCGGCAATGTGAAAACATTCTCCACCGAGCGCGTTGACATTGATATTGTCAAGGGCGACCGCAAGATGGCGGCATTCATTCATCCGCTGGTGGGCGGCGAGGTCGTGCAGAATGAGGGTTACGAAACCAAGTCCTATGCACCGCCCCTTATCAACCCGGCCATTATCACCACCGCAGATATGTTCCTGAAGCGTCTGCCCGGTGAGGATATTTATTCCAGCAAGAAGCCGGAAGAGCGTGCAGCCGAAAAGCTGGTCGAGGACTACAACAAGTTGAACGACATGACCACTCGCCGCGAAGAGTGGATGGCAGCCCAGGTGCTTACCACCGGTCAGCTGAAAGTGAAGGGCAAGGGCGTGAACGAAGTCATTGACTTTGGCTTCACCAACAAGATCACCCTGGAAGGCACGAAGCAGTGGGGCAAGTCCGCTGCGGATCCCTGGGGCAATCTGTGCGACTGGAAGCAGCAGGTGAGCCGTAATGGCTTTGCCAACGCTGACATGATCGTTATGGGCAAACTGGCCGCAAACCACTTCATGGCTGACAGCAAGATTCTGGATCTGATGGACAAGCGCCGCTTTGACATTGGCTCCATGGCACCCAAGGAACTGGAAGGCGGCCTGACCTACTACGGCCACCTGAATCTGCCCGGCGTGGACATTTACGGCTATGATGAGGTCTACCTGGATGACGAAACCGGCGAAACCAAGCCTCTGATCCCGGACAACATGGTGCTGATGATTCCCAGCAACGCAAACTTCATGCGTGCTTATGGTCTGTGCACCTATCTGGACGATGACAAGGTTTGGCACACCGCCGAAACCGCCCGTCTGCTGCGCACCACTGTGGAGCATCGTCCTGATCGCCGCTTCCTGGAACTGCAGACCCACCCGCTGCTGATCCCCGACAAGGTGGACAGCTGGCTGGTTGCCACCGTCTGCTGATACGGAGGGCCGCACCATGCTGGATGTTGACCAGAACTACGGCGAACCGGAAACCCCGAAACCGCTTCCTACGTTCAAGGACTGCGTTGCCCAGGATGTGCAGACCGTGTTTTTCAACCTCAACGAGTTTGCCGAGGAACGCTACATA